TTTAACAACTAAACCGTTTTTCCATTGGTAACGAGTAGCAAAAGCTTGTAACCTTGTACCGTCACTATTGTAAACAGTTTGCTCGCCAAGATCTTCGTGTGTTAAACCTGCTTTAGAGCCTTTAGGAAATGGACAATATACTGTCTGATCACCCCAGCAAACTAAATATATAGATGCATTATCAGAACCTGATCCACCTGCATCAAGAATGTTTACTGCATTATCTGCGGAAAGATCACCGTATCTTGGTGCAAGACCTAGAAACTTCTTAGGATCTGTTCCGGGATTGCCGTAAAACATTGTCTCAGCTTGTGTCTGATTCATTGCTTCCAAGAACGCAGTATCTTCAGATAAACGGAACTGTGCGGTGTTACCATTTAACATCGCTAAGTCTTTGTCTACTTCAGAACGAGCTTCAAGAATTCCGCAAGCTTCATCTACTTGTGCAGTAGTTGATTTGCTTGATGGAATACCTTGGTTTAATGCACGGAAATAAACTTGTGGTAATCCTGTTCTAATAATTACACGTTCTCCAGTTGGTAAATTACCTTCTTTAAACACGCAATCATCTAATATTTCGTTGGACTGTGATAACAGTTCTGCAACAATAGGAACTCTACCGTCTGGGTCAGATCTTTTTGCCCAATCCGCTAGGGTTAAATTTGATGTTGAGAGAGTAGCCATTAATTAACTCCTTATTTAATTTTGCTGATTTGGATATAGTGATCTTGATATGCCGTCAAAATCTTTTGGTATGCCAGAACCTTTGCCCATAGCACCTTCAGAATTACCAACATAACCGTCTTCACTAATAGCCTTACCTGCTCGGTACATAAACCGAATTACTTCGGGATGATTGCCCAAGCCTGATTCTTGCAGCAGGTTTTTTAAAGCATCAGTACCAAACGCTTTAAGTGATGATTTGGCAATTTCTAAATTGGCATTTAAACTTTCGCCACCAAATTCTTCATCTGATTTTGAATTGTTTGCCCATTCTAGTTTTGCTTCTTCAACAACTTTAGCTTGTCTTGCCTGTATTACAGGTGCAACTTTGTCTAATACTTTTTGTGCAGAATCTTGTGGCAGGTCAAGTTCTTTAGCGACTTCACCGAAAGCAGTTAAAACTTCGGAGTCGAGTTCATCTGGTGCGTCAGCCACCTTGGCGTTGAATTCGTATTTGTCAGGTGCACCTTCTGGTGTTTCTGATTCGCTAGTTTTACTTTCAACAGAGGATTCGTCCGAATCTTGTTGATCCTGTGCAGATTCTGTTTGCTGCTGTGTGTCAGTAGTTGTTTCAGTTGATTGCTCAGTTGATTCGTCTACTGGCTGCTGCGTATCGCCTTCATTGGTTTGGTTGGCTTCCGTCATCAGCGTTTCTGACATTTTTTTGCTCCTTAATCATTGTCGGGTATAGTTCTGGACAGAGAGTGTGAATTAAGTTTAGGATTTGCAAACCATAATTCCTGTTACCTTCGCTAAATGACATTGCCATTGCGTTAGTGTTGAACGATGATCGGAAAACACCTGCTTGCTCCAGAAGTCTCCAGATTAATCTGCGACCCCTCTTGCTGCTCATCAACCATTTGATGTCCGACTCTTCATTTTGGCGGTCAATTCTTTCTTCAGACTTTTTATTGTCCTTAGATTTTTGTTGACTCTTGAGGTCGAGAGGATTGTATTCACTCATGCTTTAATATATCTAGTCATAACCGTGTTACGGTCACACCTCTATGCTTTTTTGGTTTTTTTAGTCTGACTATTTTTTATTGCACTAGCTGTTGGATAGTCTTTGCTGCCGGGTTTTGCTTTAGTTTCACCAGAACCAGCTTTAATTCTTTTGCGTTTTGCGTGGATGTTTGCCCAAAGGCCAGCGTTTTTTGCCATTAGTTTGATTCTTTATTTGAAGGGTACAAAGTTGCTATTTGTTTATCATCATTTTCTTTTTGTGTATCCATTGCATAACTATCTCTTAATAATCTTTTTGCTCTAGGTGTCATTCTTTTGTATTTAGTATCTTGTGTATTAATACCATAAAATTTCATTAAATAACTGTCATAATCCATTACTTACCTCCATATAATTTTTCTGCAATTTCTTCTCTTCTGTCTTTTTTCTTTGCTTTATTATGAGCTTCTGTAAATGAATCTCCTTCTTTCATACGTTGTTTCATAAAATCCATATGTTTTTTTGTATGGTGTTTTGAATGTTCTTTTAGTTTATTTTTTTGACTTGTAGTTAATTGTGCCATTATTTACCTCCATATAATTTGTCAGCAATTTGTTGTCTTCTATTTTCTTTGTTTTCAACATTTTTACGTTGTTTTTCTTTTTTCTTTCTCTTTTTTTCTTCTTTTTCTCGTTTATCCATTTCAATCATTTTTTTATATCTCATTCTGTAATCGGCTGGCATATCGCCAAAACCAAAATTTCCCGGTGTGTTTTTGTTCATAATTAAACCTCCAAAGGTGATGGTGAATTGTAACCACTAAACTGGTTCATCATGTCCATAGCGTTAGTTGTATCTACTTTACCTAACTTAGACATATTTTCAGCAGCTTGATTTGCTGCTTCCTGTTGTGCCATTGCTTGTTGTGCCTGTGCTCTTTCTTGTCGTATTTTTGCTACTCGTTCACCTGCAACTATTAACGATGGGTCTACACCTAACATATCTGCATATCCATCTGCCCATGCATCACTATCAAACTTATCTAATACGTCAGGTTTCATCTGTGCTACCGCACCCATGCTATTTACATACCTATCTACACTATTTGTACCAATTGCACGTTGTGCTTGTGCCAACATAGATACAAATTCTACGCTTAATTCCATACCCTGCAACTCTTCTGGGGCTGGTGGTATTAAATCACTTTCAATCATTCGGTTAAATGTATTATCAATCAAAGGATCTAGCAATTCATTGTGTAATCTTTCTAATACTGGCCCTAACATAAGCAGTTTTTCTTCGTGACGTTCTGCTACTTCTGTTGCAGTCATTCTTGTATCAGTAGCATTAGCCAACATAAGAAATAAATCAGCATAAAAACTACCATTAATACGTTGCCTTACGTCCTGTATATCAGCTAACAAATGTTGTAGGTTTAAATTTACGTTAAATGCAGTTTCTATCTTGCCTTGCTGACCATCAATAAACGTAACCCCACCCGGAAGACTGTCTACATCTCTATTCTTCATGTAGCTAGGCACTTGTAATGGTGGCTTTGTTTGGTAATCAATGCCTTGTGCTTTTCTCAACTGCTCATGTTGCAATTGTTTTACGTCACCTAATGCTTCCATTCCCGGTGAATTGCCATATATATCACCGCCAGCTATGTTCCATCTAGGTATTACAGCAGGAAAATCATTATATCCACTTTCTCTTAATACCTCTTCGCCTTCTCCTCCCATTTCAAAATAACAAGACTTATATGCCATGTTCATATTGTCCTTTTTCTTAAAATCACGTTCTCTATCATCTCGTGGTTCTATCGCATGAACTATTGTTATATATGCATCTAAATTTCCTCTGTCATATAAATTTTTTGTAGAAATAGAACACTTGTCATAACCAAACTCTCTTACTATTTCGCCTACAGTTTTCTGAAACTCTCTATATAAAGTATTAACTCTACCTTGATAGTCCTGTGCTATTGCATATTCTCCACAAGTTACAGGGTAATGATGTATTGCTGTCTTAGAATCAGGCAAAATAATAGATCCAGCAGTACCAAATGCTCCTAATTCTTCGTATATTCCATGTAATGTTCTATATGTATTAGATTTTTGAAACACTAACTGCATACGTTCTGTAACGTCATTAAGCCACAATTTTACAGGAGAAAAACTATTTAATTCTGGATCAGCAGTAGCTAATCTAAACCAAGGTCTTGCAGGGGATGTAGCACCAGCCATCATGCCAGCACCTAACGTTCTTAATGCTCTTGTACCTGTATTGTCATAAATAGAATTATGTCTTCTATGCCCTTTATTTCTATCTTGTTGAAAATAACGTCCGTTTCTTGGTAGCAAATATGTTGTAATCTCTTGCCAATGTGACCACCATGTAGCTCTTTCTGTTCTTAGATGACCCCACCTAGATAACAAATCAGCACGTTTTGTTTTCATTTTTTAACCACCTAATAATGTGTTGCCACCAAGGTTTAATTGGTTAGGATCTACACCTTGTACACCAGTTAACATCGTACCAGCAGGGCCTGTTAACGCTGCCTGTTCTTCTTTCGATTGTATTGCACTAACATCTGCTTTTTTTCTATTTGCTCTATTCATTTCTACATCTGCACGATCAGCAGCTTCTTTTGTAGCTTTTCTTGCATCTGCATTAGCTTGTTCTTGCAATCTTAATTGTTTCTTTTGTTGTCTGTGCTGTCGCTCGCCAGAATAAACTTGATATCCAACAAGTGCTGCTCCAATTGCTGCAAATGCCATGCTACAACTCCTTTGAAAAGATTATATCTTGTACACCATATTTCATTCTTGGTAATAATGCAGCTAAAGTGGTGCGTTCTTTAGCGTGCCATAGCATGACTTTGCATCCAAGAGACTTTGCGTAGTCTTCAGTAACTTTCATTAGACGTAATCCAATCCTTCCGCCCCTAAATTCTTTTTTGATAAACAAAACGTCATTTTGAGAATATTTGAGATCGGCATAATGCAAGTGATTAGTTACCAAATTCATAGAATAACCAATACAGACATCGCCTTGCATTGCTAAATGAATAAACAATGAACCTGAGTTGTCAAGTGCATCATACATAGGCCAATTTGGCTTTAACTCCATTAAATCCTTACGAAGTGCTATTTCTTCGTAGTGTTCTTGAAATAATGGGTCTGCCTTGACCTTAAATTCTTCTAGCGTGCAGAGTCTAATTTCTGTTTTAGGTACTCTACTTTTGTTTACAGTAGCTGTACTATCAGTAGTTACGGTCACACTAGTCATAAAGGATATTTAGTTACACAATCAAATATTATATGCAGTCTGTCAGTCATGCCAACATTATGAGCCGTATGTAATTTCTTATGATTAAACCACCAGACATCGCCTACCTTAAATTTTTGCTTTTGATCTCCACAAGTTTGGCTACACCATTGATTACTTTGCAACACTAAATGAAACCTTGAATAGTAATCCGCATACGTACCCTGATCATTATGCTTAGTTACATGGCCACTAGGTTTTAAATTAACAATAAGTACTCTACCCATGTCCTTTACCTCTAGCTTTTCTAATATTGGTCGCATTAATGGTACAAGTGCTGGTTTTAAATATTCCATGCACGGATAGTCGTATGATCCTGTGTCAAATAAAACGTAGTATGTACTCATCTTTAGTGGTCCTCTAACGTATATGCACTCAGTATCTTTGTGTGCTGACCCTGTAGCTTTTTGTCGTGCTGTTATTTCTTTCCATAACTCTGGTTTTGCATCTAGCAATTCAAGCAATGGTTTTACATCTAGACCTTCTGCTATACGAACAAAGTTACATTCTGGTGTATGGGTCATATTCTTTCTTGTGTGTAGTTTCTCTACGTTTTTTAATGTATATGTCTTTCATTTCTTTCTTGGCTACTGGAAGGGCAAAGGTTAAGGCTAGGGCATCAGCTAGATCTGGTGACCCTGCACCCTGCAATCTTTTCTTTATCTGATCCTTACTTTCCAATACACGTCTACCTACATTGTCGTACCAATATATCGGTGTTGCTAACTCTTGTTTTAACGCTACATCGTTTGGTATTGCACCTCCCTCCTCTATCCATTGTTTCATTAACCACCACATCTCACTTCTACGGTTGATGTATTGCTCTGGTTTAGTTGCCTTACCACCAAATGGTATTTCGATTACGTCATATGACAGTTGCCGTAGTCTGTCGATTACACCACTACCTGCACCTGCATCACAAAACACAGCATCTGGGTCATGTTCTTCTATCAAGTTGGCTACTCTGGCTGCTAGATCCATGTTGTCTATACCTCGATATACAACTGGCTTAAATGCTTGTCTACCTTGCCTACGGAATACTACAGACCTGTCATCTCCAAACCTTGCAGGGTCGATTCCTAGCACTACTGGTGACATATCTACATGGCTTTGTTGGTATACACGTTGTGCTGCGTCTTCGGTATCTGCCAATGCAATTAACTG